GTGCGTCTCTATCTCACCTATCCAGTTAGCTATGACACCCTTGGGCGCGACAATAATAGCAAGATCTACTTTCTTCTTCTCGAACGAATGTGCTATTGTGTCTATACAAACTTTCGTTTTACCGGTGCCCATATCCATCAAAAGCGCGTAGTTCTCCTGCTCTGCGCTGCCTTCAAAGGCTTCCCGCTGGTGTTCATAAGGCGTGGTTTTAAAAACAAATTTATTCATAAAGATTTCTCTTGTATTGACCTACAAATACCCATATAAAGGTTTTTGACGGTTCAGTCAACCGCCGATGCAATTAAACAGGAGCAATTAAAATGAACGATTTACTAGCAGAAATGGCCTCCGATTCTGAGGCTACCCCCGACAAGATAGATCAGTTACAAGACGGCAAGCTCGACATAGTGTCGCGTTTGGCAAACGAAGCTGCGGCATTAGAGCATAAACTTGCCGCTGCCGAGAAGCTTATGAAGGAGACAAAGTCTGCTCTACATAAGATAACGGACGAGCAGCTACCCGAAGCCTTAGAAGTCATGGGCCTTCAGAAATTTACTTTAGTGGACGGCTCTGAGATTGCCGTCAAACCAATTTACGCCGCAAGCATTCCAAAAGATCGTAAAGACGAAGCCTTTCAATGGCTTCGGGACCACGACTTTGGTGACCTTGTAAAGAACAATGTCACAGTTACATTTGGTCGTGGAGAAGATGAGACGGCTAAAGAGTTTGTAGGATTTTGCGGCGAACAAGGATTCGTTCCTAGCCAACTGGAGAAGGTCGAGCCTATGACCTTGAAGGCTTGGTTACGGGAACGGGTAGAAGCGGGGGACCCCGTCCCGCTTGATTTATTCGGGGCTTTCATCTCACAACGAGCAACTATCAAAAGGAGCAAATAGACAATGGCAAAAGCAGTAGCTAAAAAACAATCCGCCGAAGTAATGGTTATGAACGAAAACATGTTCGCTGAAGACGCCGGAATGGGTGTAAGCGACTTGGGTTCTGAAGATCTTGCGATACCGTTTATAAAGGTACTTCAAAAGATGTCCGACGAACTGGATGACCTAGATAACGCTAAGGCTGGTGATATCTACAATACGGTTACAAAAGACATCGTTAAAGGTAAAGACGGTATCCGTTTAATTAACTGCGCGTACAACTTGCAGTACATTGAGTGGGAACCTCGTGGTACTGGTACAGGAGCACCTCACGCTATTTACGGCGCGGGGGACGAGATACCGGAGACCGAACGAGGAGACGACAACAAGGACTATGTCGCCGGAGGTAGCGGTCGCTATCTCGAACGCACCGCCCAGCATTATGTTCTAGTTGTTGACGAAGACGGCGTTACTCAGCAGGCACTACTGCCTATGAAGTCCACACAGTTTAAAAAGTCTAAACAGTGGAACAGCGCAATGCGGTCTTTAAAGATGAAAGACGGTAAAGGAAATCTGTTTACTCCACCGCGTTTCTCACACATTTGGAAGCTGGAAACAGTTTCTGAGGAGAACAAGAACGGTTCTTGGCACGGATGGCAGATTAGTAAGGACGGCGTTGTCGAAGACGTAAACGTCTACCAAGAAGCCAAGTTGTTTGCCGAGTCCATCCAATCGGGTCAGGTGAATGTTAAACATGTCAGAGAAGAAGACAAAGATTCTTCTGACGAAGACGTTCCTTTTTAGGTCTGGTGGGGGAGGGCAACCTCCCCCTTTTCTAAATGAAAAAAGAGATAGAAAAATTTGCGCGGATATTTCGCGGTCTGAACCGAGCCTACGGGTCCTTGGACCTGACTACAAAGGACGCTCGTGGTAAGCAGAAGGGCAAGTATAAGTTTGTTCACGAACCACGGACCATTGCCACATACGAGGCTCATCTAAAAGGAACCACTAGTATAGGTGTTGTTCCGATTAACGAAGACAACCTTTGCTGGTGGGGTGCCATTGATGTTGACCAGTATCCGTTGGATCATTCTGCCATATTGAATAAACTACGCGAAGTTGAGATACCTCTCGTCGTCTGCCGAAGTAAATCGGGAGGAGCCCACCTATACCTGTTCCTTACAGAATTAGTCGAGGCTGAGAAGATACAAGTGAAGCTAAAAGAGATTGCGGCAGAGATCGGTTTCGGTGGCTGTGAAATATTTCCAAAGCAGATTAAACTTGTTCTCGAACGAGGAGACAACGGTAACTTCCTCAACCTCCCTTATTTTGACCACGAAGGTGGCCTCCGCTACGCCTTTAACAAGGACGGCAGTGCCGCAACACTAAAAGAATTTTTAGCTCTGGCAGAGAGTTCTGCAATAACAGAGCAGGCTCTTGATGATCTGATGTCCAAGACTGTGCCGGAAGTTGATGACAAACTTAAAGATGGCCCACCTTGCTTGCAGGCTTTACTGCGGCAGGGCTTTCCAGAGGGCACTAGGAACAACGGACTATTTAACTTGGGCGTGTATTTAAGGAAGGCTTTCCCCGATGAGTGGGAGACAAAGATACTTGAATACAACCAGAGCATTATGGAACCCGCACTTGATCTTAAAGAGGTCAACATTGTCGCGGACCAGATAAAAAAGAAGGACTATCAGTACAAGTGCTCGGATCAGCCTGTGTGCAATTTTTGCAACAAAGACCTCTGCCGTAGCCGGAAGCATGGCGTGGGGGGTGGGGCAAACACACCGACAGTAGCCAACTTGCGTAAGTATGACAGCGAACCGCCTTTGTGGTTTCTTGATGTCAACGGGTCGCCTGTCGAACTAGACACCGAGGGACTTCAGAAACAACCCCGATTTCAAATACTTTGCATGGAGCAGATAAACTTCATGCCCCGCACCATTACTAGACAAGCTTGGGAAGCTCAGATGAACATGCTCCTGTCCCAGATGTTGGACACAGAGGGTGCTGTCATAACAACGTCCGAAGACACAAGCCTTCGCGGTCAGTTCTACGACATGCTTGAAGAGTTCTCTACTCATATGCAGTCTGCAATGGATAGAGAAGAAATACTTTTACGCCGCCCTTGGACCGATGAAGAAGAGGGACGAACATACTTTAGGCTTAAGGACTTTGAAGCTTTTCTTAAACGCAACAAGTTCTTTGAATACCGCTCGAACAAAATAGCGCAACGTCTTCGAGACATAGATGGAAAGTCCGAGCAGTTTCGGATTAAGGGCCGCACAGTGCGCTGTTGGTCAATTCCATCCTTTGCAAAGATAGAGGAAGAATTTGAGTCTCGCTTTGACGATGAGGAGGATATTCCGTTTTGAGAGATGAACCTATCAACTGGAGCCAGCTTCTTCGCGACTTGCGGGTAGAGAAAGGTCTGACGCAAAGAGAGCTTGCCTACCAGTCTAAAATGCCCCAGCGGACAATTGCAGAGTATGAGAACGTCGAAGCCTCTCGACAGTTGTCCATATACAGGATTGAACAGATACTAGATTCTCTTGGTTATGAGATAGATGTGTTTCTGAAGAAGAACAATGTTTAGATACTTTGGACCCCCAGGAACCGGAAAAACAACTACACTGTTAAATCAGGTGGATGCTCTTCTATCGGGCGGCATGTCCCCAAACGACATAGGCTACTTTGCTTTTACACGAAAAGCGGCCCACGAAGCACGGGACAGGGCGGTAGAACGTTTTAACCTAGACCCAGAGAAGGACTTCTCGTACTTCCGTACACTTCACAGTTTAGCCTTTCAAAGTCTTGGCATGTCTAGTGCCGACGTTCTTGGCGACAAGGGTCTTAAGAGTTTTAGTAAAGAGACGGGCGTTGATTTGTCGTCTAATGGAATGCAGCACATTGCCGATGACGGTTTTACGCTTCTTAAATCTAACAACCCCATCATGCAGGGGTTTGACCTAGCTAGAAATACGTTACTTGGCGTTCGGCATGCCTACAATGTCATGGAACTAGATATTCCGTTTTATGAATTTGAGCACTTATATAACGAGTATGAACGATTTAAAGTGTTGAATGGTCTTAAAGACTTTACCGACATGATGGTCGAACTAGCTGAAAAACCAAGCAGTCTCCCCGTCCTTAATACAATATTCTTGGACGAGGCACAGGACCTGACGCCATTGCAGTGGAAAGTGGCTCATGGTTTAGGAGAACGCTGCCAGAGGATGTTCGTAGCGGGGGACGATGACCAAGGTATATACCGCTGGGCTGGTGCCGACATAAATCACTTTGTCTCTTTGGCAGGAGGATCAGAGGTTCTATCTCAATCCTACAGGATACCTCGAAGCGTTTACCGCATAGCCGATTCCGTGGTCAAAAGAATACAATTTAGGCAGAAGAAAACATGGTCTCCAAGACCTTCGGAAGGAAGTGTCCAACGAACATACGATGCAAACACGGTTTCGTTTGGCAACGAAGAATGGCTGGTTCTCGCGCAGGCTAATTACATGCTAGATGATCTAGCAAACCAACTTACTTCCAGCGGTCAGTACTTTGAGCGCAAAGGGTCACCGTCGTTAGCGAAGAACGTGCGAAGTGCCATTAGCTCATGGAACCACATGCAAGAAAGCCCCGGTCATGAAATATCACTGAAGGAAGCGGTCAACCTTTATGACCACATATCAAGTGGGTCGGGTAGTTTAAAACGCGGTGCTAAGAAAATGTTGGGCGGAGCGGATGAGAAAGACCTTTTTACGATGGCTGTCTTACGGGATTACTTTGGGTTAGAAACACCAGACACAACCTGGGACGTTGCTTTAAACCGGATTGGTGACGAAGACAGGGCCTATGCCACTGCCCTGCTCAATCGCGGCGTCAATATATTTGAGAAGCCCAAGATCAAACTGTCCACGATCCACGGTGCAAAAGGTGGTGAAGCCGACAACGTTTTACTGTTCACGGACCTGTCCAGTAAAGCATTGAAAGAAATGGAGAAAAATCCCGACGACGCTCACCGAGTTTTATACGTTGGGATAACACGAACAAAGAAGAACCTTGTTCTAAAGATGCCAGAAGATTCACAAAGGGGTTGGGCCATATGAGAGTAATAATCGAAAGTCCGTACAAAGCAGTTCACTTTAACGGACAATCTCTGTTCGACAACATTGAATATGCAAAGGACTGTTTGTCAAATTCCTTGTCGAGAGGAGAGTCACCGTTTGTATCACACTTACTTTACACGCAAGTACTGGACGATGACGTACCGGATGAACGCCAGCTTGGTATGAATTCCGCCTTAGAGTGGTACGAAGTTGCTGACTTATGCGCGGTGTATATAGACCTTGGGATATCTGAAGGTATGGCAAGCGGAATTAAACACGCTAAATCACTTGGACTAATCGTAGAAGAAAGGACAATACACAATGGCCGCATCTAAGGAGGTATTGGAAACAGCTTTGGATCTAGTTGGGGGTGACCGTGCCGTTGACTACGGTTCAATGTGGGAGAACCACCATAACATTGCCCAGTTGTGGAACGGATATTTGCACGATAAGAACGGCGACTTGTCCGCCGAAGATGCCGCCAACATGATGGAGCTAATGAAAATAGCACGGCGTAAGTCGGGGGCTCTAAAGAAAGACAACTACATTGATGGCGCGGGATATGCGGCGGTAGCTTTCGAATGTGCCGAGAAAGAACGCGACAACCAGCTTTCGCTTAAACTTCTGGCAGAAAAGTATAGTAAGAAGAACAATGAAAAAGAATCTTAAAAAACCAACGTGGGGCGTCAAGACTGAATGGGTTCCTATTGAGCAGTTACCTCCGACACCGAAAGGTATCACGGAAATTGCAATAGACTTGGAGACCAAAGACCCACGGC